ACGTACCAACCTTCTTCATTTGCTTTAACAACCGAGATAGCCGTTTGGTCAAGTCGTTTAGTTTTAGTTGTAGCTTTTGCCACATCAGCAAACCCCGCCAAATCGACAGCAATATAATACTGACCACTAGAGGGTTCTTCTTCAGAAAACTTAATGTAATCTTCTTTAAATAATTCACTACCCTGTGCCTCGAATGATGCCATGAACTCCTGACGGAAACTAAATGCAGACATAGACTTCTTAGCCGCTTCAATCTCTTCAGGGTCTAGCAGTGGATTATCATAGCTTGTAAAGTGATAACCTACAAAGGTCTCATCCTCTGCTACACAAGCATAGTTATATAAGTCATAGAAGTGATTACGTCCCATTGGCGTACCAATGAACAGTGCATCTCCCTTCTGGTCAGCTAGTGCAGGTCTAAGGATTTGCTCCCAGACCTCTGGCTTCATATCGGCATACTCATCCATAACGAGGAACTTAAGACTGACACCACGCATGGTTTCTGGTCTATCTGCACCCTTGAGTGCTATGGTTGCGCCATTTACTAGCTTTATTTGTAAGTTGTTAACATGACTAGAGGCTATGACGGGGTTGCCTATCTCCATCAACACCTGCCACATAATGTCCCTAGCCTGACCCTGTGTAGGTGCAACGTAGAAGACATGCCCCTTGTCTGACTGTAAAGCCCTGATGATTAACATCCATGCGGCTAGTCTGGACTTGCCTGTACGTCTACCTGCGGCTATGACCTTGAATCTAGTTGTGTCCTCAAAGACTTCCTGTTGCCACGGTAAGAGTGATACGTTTAATTCCGTAGTCAACTAGTAAGTCCACATTACATAAGGGGTTGTATCGTCAGGACTGCGGATGTCAACATGGACGAAACCACGAGCAACTCCCACGCCTGTGAATCCAAGCGCGATAGCCTTCTCAACGATACGAAACCGTTGGTAGCCGTTAGTGACTTTAATATCCGCGGCAATGCCTTGTGCATGAGTTCCTGTTCCTGGTTTTGCTTTCTTAGCTTCAATGGGGTGTGTTTTATCTCTAAATCCTGACGTAATTACAAAGGGGAAACCACAGGCTTCTCTTAGCTTATCTAGCTTCTCAATAAACTCTTCTTTAATCTCGTTGTTGCCTGTGTACTGACAAGCAAACTCATCTCTATCAAAGTACTTAGCCATCTATGATTTCTCCTTCATCAATAGCATCTTCTTGACTTGACACCACTGTAGTCTCTCCTCCAACTCCAGTAATGTTTATTTGTATCGCTGACTTACCCGCGCCCTTAATGACATCATTCTCAAATACAGCTGTGGGTAATATCCTATCCATAACTAACTTCCATGCCGCCGCTTGATTCTTATGGTCATCGTTAAGTGCCGCATCAAATATCGAGTCTAGGACTTTACGAGACTTAGGGGATGACAACATCCTGCCCTTGTACTCGTTGATGATAGCCGCATCACCCTTCGGGCGACCCCTTGACAAACCAGTAGTGCCTTTTTTTCTTGACACCATGTCTGATTTCTTAGGTCTGCCCCTTCTCCTTTTCGGAGTAGCTGTATTATCGTCCATTGTATTCTCCTTAAGTTATCTTAAGTATACTTAGGGAAGCGTTTAGTATTTAACTTTAAAGAATAATCATTAAAGAATAATATCTAAGACTACTTAAGTACGCTTAAGGCTTTAAATTAATCTATACTATAAGTATATTATAGCATATTTACAGCTTAATGTCAAGTACTTTATTAGCTTATTTAGACCCGCGAGCCAACTTTTTAGTTCCATAACTAATAGTAATTAAATTGTCCCTTTATATGAATATTTGTCATACTTAAGTATACATAAGAATACATAAGGAAAACAAATACTTAGAGGATAAACTTCGGTTAATTCTTTTTATTGAATATTGGCTTTTTTAGTATACCTGCGGGTACACCTATGATTAACTCAGGTCAGCCCGCCCCCCCGTCCCCTTAAGACTATCCAAAAGGAGAACACAAGGACTATGGGTGACTGGGATACCTGAGATAGTCACAAGGAATCTTGACAGGACAGGTGTGTGTGTGCTTACGGATACCTATAGACTACATCTGTAAAAACATTTGACAACCAATCCGGGATGTGCTACTCGCGCGTGCGTACGTGTAATAAAGGAAGGGACAAGGTCATTACTTGTATGCATATAGTTAATTGAGGTCATACATATTAATCATTGTACAATGGCAAAGACCTCTATATAATGGACGGCATACACAGACAAACACAGCCCAACGGAGGGCGGACAATATGAATAAGACAGACATTTTCAACCAATTGAAGCAAGCTGAATACAAGCTAGATATTGAAGCAACACAAGCGTTAATCTGGGCGGAGCAGTCATACTACGTAGACGGGAACAAAGACTGGACAGACAGAGCAGAGCGCAAACAAAGCGAAGCAATGGGAATGTTCAAGGCATTGAAGGAACTATTGCCAGATACATCAAGGTTAAAACTAAGTGAAGAGACAGTTGAACTAATGTGGAAGCACGTAGGACTTAAACAGGAACTCAGAGAAATCAAAGAGAACTCACAGAAAGAGGTGGCATAATGAGACAGATAGAGAAAGACATAGTAGGAGCATTCATTCGCGGAGAAGATGCGCGTAAAGACAACACAGTAAGCGAGGGAGGTACGTTGTATTTACACGGCAACGCCATTGCCAAACACTTTGACGGGATAATTTTGGTATCAAACGCAGGTTGGGAAACACGTACCACACAGAGCAGACTTAACGCTGTGCTCCAACTGGCAGGTAAAGAGGCGCGAGTTTATACTAAAGACTGGTCAATGCATATTGAACGCAATGGCAACAAGGAGGCAATGACGAGCAGTTGGTACGCTGTAAAATAATTAGTTGCAATCTGGTTGGGTATTCTGTAGAGTACCCTTCTAAATTGAAATTAAACAGCCCACGGAGGCATTGAGCATGAGAAAATTTGACAAAGATAGCAACACGCGTACCAAGATATTTGGCAAGCGGGACTTTCAGCGAGTGCTTAAGGAGTTGAAGCAACAAGGCGCGACTGTAGAGAAAAACGAGGTCGGAGGTTATGACGTTTTGTTTGGTGAAGATATGATTTTGCAAGCGATGAATGGCACAAATACCTACTTGGTGCGGATTGATACTGACGAATTGACGGAGGCGAAGCGATGAACAACGAGAAACTAGCGGAAGAATTACGAGGAAAAGAAATTGAGGACTGTTTGTGGACTGCCTCTTGTAAACTGGAAGTATTGAAAAAGGAGACAAGCAACGAGGAAGCCGCGGAAGATTTGTGGAAGTTTGAACAACGTCTCGACAGACTGCGCGAGGAAATCAGCGAGCTATCATTTTGGCTAGTAGAACAGGAAGGCGAACAATGAAAGTATTTAATCTGGCAGAACAACTAGCAGACTTGTATCTGGAATGGTTTAACAACTATTTGACTGTAGCAAAGTTTGCAGAGCATTATCAAGTGACGGAAAAAAACGCAGTCAATCTGTTAAACTATGGCAGACGATACCATGAGGAACGAGTAGAGAGGTTAAAAAAATGATGTATACAGTATGGGTGGGAGGCGTAGAGGTCGCAGATTACTTCGTAAGGCGTGAAGATGCCGAAGATATAGCGGAGGTGTGGCGTAACATTGGTCACACTGACGTAGCCATTGAGGAGGTTTCCGTTGATTTCTCTTGGACGTAAACTCTGGCGGCTGTGGGCGCTGTCTCTTGGTGAGAAACTAGGAGACAGCAACAAAGAGGCGGATATAGTTGCACTGATGCGTTCCGCTGTGGTAGTATTAAACTTGGTGACGTGCCTATTTATTATTGCGGGCGTAGTCCATAACTGGTAAAGAGGTGACAGAATGAGTAAAGACGCGATACAACAAGCACAGCTTGAAGATTTAGCAGAGAACACGTACAATATGCAACAGTATTTCCAAGAGTTTACAGACTTGGAGCGCGGTGAATATGATGGGGTCAATGGCTTTAACTGTGACCCAGACGGCAACGAATCGTACCAAGAGGGATACAGGACAGGCTACGAGTACGCACAAAAGATAGGAGCAGAACAAGATGACAGGTAGAGACTATTGCAGGGTCGATGATGACCCTAGTTACGACTACAGCGATTATGACGAAGGTAAGGGATACTACAAGCCCTATGATAACAATGATGATTACCATGATGATGACTTAACAGCGAGAGAACTAGACAATGATTAATACTAAAATATTTGACAGACTATTGACAATTGAATTGCGGAATGGCGTAGGACTAGACTTAGAGTTCGTTGACTCCAAAGCAGTATGGGTGTATAATCACCTGACAGAGGAACACAGCACAATGCCCTTTGAGGGCGTAGTAATCCTGCTACCGTTCCTATCAATAACCTATGGCAGACCCTACACGGAGGCTGACGAATGAGCAGATGCAAAGCCTGTGACGTTATACTGACTGAGACAGAGCTACGAAAAAAAGACAGAGTGACCGATGAGTTTCTTGACCTATGTTCTGAGTGCCATACGGCATCAGAGGAAGCGATTGAAGAGAACTGGTCAACAGCAGAAGAACGTGATATAATTAGGAGTAACAATTAATGAGCATACAATTAGAATTGAAAATAAACCAAGAGTCTTGCTTAAACGCGTGGGCTAAACAAAGAGCTAACGCTGACGTAGCTTGCGGTTATTGGGATAACTGGGATTCGGCATACGAGTCTGCGTGGGATTGCATAGAGGAAGAACTAGCACAACAGTAGGAGGATTAATAAAATTAGTTGCAACCAACAGTAATACATGATATAATATTTATGTAATCTAAAGGATACTTAGTTATATATATTAAAATATATCCTAAAGTATCCTTAAGATACTAAAGTAATCTTTAATTAACTATAAAAGGCAAATTACAATGGCAGTATTAGAAGGCAACGTAGCGTTCGCAAACCTTGACGAACACGAAGAATATCAGGGTCAATCAACAGGCAAATATTCACTGGTTTTATCATTAGAACCAGAAGATGCAGATAAACTTGCTGATAAGGGTGTCAAGCTACGAGAGTACGAAGGCACAGCACAGCGTAAGTTCAGCACCAAGTACGAAGTACCGATGTTTGATGCAGATGGCAAAGACTTTGTAGGTCGATTGACCAGAGGCTCGAAGGTGCGAGTCAAGTACGCAGAGGGTAAACCGCACCCTGTACATGGTACGTCAACGTATCTATCAGCTATCAAGGTGATTGAACTCGCAGAGGCTACCGAAGGAGGTGGTGACTTCTAATGACTGACTCGCATTTTGTTAAACATGAGCCATGCCCATCGTGTGGCTCTAAGAACAATCTCGCGAGGTACTCCGATGGTCATGCCGTCTGCTTTACAGGCGGTTGTGACCACTACGAGAGGGCAACAGGCGAGGTTATAGAGAGTAAACCAAAAGCGAACAGGACATTAGAAATGGCAGGAGTAGTAGCATCAATACCCGATAGACGTATATCAGAGGCAACGTGCAAAAAGTTTGGCGTTACGGTTGAGTACGATACAGAGGGACAGATAAGCAAGCACCACTACCCATACTTTGACAAGGACACAGGCGCGCAGACAGGGAACAAGTCACGCATAGTAAGCAACAAGGCATTCTACGCAAGCGGCACGTTTGACAACGTAGGTCTGTTTGGTCAGCAAGCGTTCAAAGGTGGTGGTAAATACATAACGATTGTAGAAGGAGAAGCAGACGCTCTAGCAGTGTCAGAGATGTTTGATGGTAAATGGGCTGTAGTGTCAATACGCTCAGGTGCATCAGGCGCAGTGAAGGACATTAAGCAGAACTTGGAATGGCTTGAATCCTTTGATAACGTGGTCATCTGTTTCGACAGTGACAAAGCAGGTCAGGAAGCATCACGCGCGGTGTTGGATTTGTTTACACCGAACAAGGCGAAGAACGTACAGCTATCTGCAAAGGACGCAGGGGATATGCTCAAGGAGCGTAACGTACAGGGATTCATCAGGGAATGGTGGAACGCTAAGACCTATCAACCAGACGGTATCATTGCAGGACTAGATACTTGGGATTCAATCGTAGCACAGGAGGACGTTAAGTCCATTCCGTATCCGTGGTCATGCTTGAATGATATGACCTTCGGTTTCAGGGAGAAGGAACTTGTAACAATCACCAGTGGTTCTGGTATGGGTAAGTCACAGATTGTCAGAGAGTTGGAACACTACTTACTAGGTGCGACTGACGACAACATCGGCATACTCGCGTTGGAAGAGGACATCCCAAAGACTGCTCTAGGGATTATGAGCATCGAGGCAAACCAGACTCTACATCTGAGCCGCGACTTTAGCAGGGAAGATAAGAAGGTATTTTGGGACAAGACATTAGGCACAGGACGTATCTATATGTTTGACCACTGGGGTTCTACCAACGAAGACAACTTACTAAGTCGCATTAGGTATATGGCGAAAGGTCTTGATTGTAAATGGATTATTCTTGACCACTTGAGCATCGTTGTGTCAGACCAAGAGAATGGTGACGAACGTAAAGCCATCGACAGTATCATGACTAAGCTACGACAGTTAGTGCAGGAGACAGGTGTTGGATTGTTCTTGGTATCTCACCTACGCAGACCATCGGGTAAAGCACACGAAGATGGTGGACAGATTAGCTTGGCTGAACTACGTGGCTCTGCCGCAATTGCACAGCTGTCTGATATGGTGATTGGTTTGGAACGTGACCAACAGAACAAAGACGCACAGATACGTAACACAACTACAGTACGTGTACTTAAGAATAGATACGCAGGATTAACAGGCGCGGCTTGTTACCTGTACTATGACAAAGATACTGGTCGTATGATTGAAACATCATGCCCTGTATCGGACGATAATCAGGAGTTCTAGTGAAGAAGATTGTTTTTGATATAGAAGCTAACGGACTAAAGCCTACAAAGGTTTGGGTAATCGTTGCTTGCGACCTATCGAATCAAGAGACAGTTACGTTCTCAGGTGATACGTTGCAGGACTTCAATGCTTATATCAAAGATGCTGAGGTCATTGGTCACAACATCATTGGCTATGACGTACCAGTTCTTGAACGCTTGTTAGGTACAGACTTTAGTAGTTGTAAAATTACAGATACATTGGTATTGTCAAGACTTACTGACCCATCACGGGAAGGTGGTCACAGTTTAGATAACTGGGGACAGCGGTTGGGTTTCCCTAAAGGAGAACACAGTGATTGGACTACGTATTCGCAAGACATGGTGGAGTATTGTAAGCAAGACGTGTTGGTTAATGTCAAAGTGTACCACGCGCTACAGGGCGTACTGGCTAATTTTAGAAGCGAAAGCATTGACCTTGAACACAACGTACAGAATATTATTACTCGCCAAACAGAAACAGGATGGTTGTTAGATGAAGAACACGCATTCCTATTATTAGCGAAATTAAAGGAGAAGAAATATGAACTTGAAGACATGGTACATGAGAAATTCATACCGCTACCTACATATGTTAAACAAGTCACCCCGAAGTATAAGAAAAGTGGCGAAGCGTCTGTGGTCGGTCTTAAATTTGCAGGAGAGCAGTGGCGGGATTATGTACAGACGTTCTCGCGCATAGACTACCCAGAGTTCAACTTAGGTTCACGTCAACAGATAGCTAGATACTTGCAGTACTTTGGTTGGAAGCCAGAGAAGTTTACAGAGAAGGGTCAAGCTATTGTCGATGAGTCTGTACTATCTAAAGTAACTGGTATACCTGAAGCCAATATGATTGCTGAGTACCTAATGGTTCAGAAGCGTATTGCACAGATACAGTCATGGTTAGATGCTGTTGCAGATGACGGACGTGTACATGGATATGTAAATGCTAACGGAGCAGTGACTGGTCGCATGACACACTCGTCACCTAACCTAGCGCAAGTTCCTAGTTCAAGCGCACCCTATGGCACAGAGTGTCGTGCTTGTTGGACATCGCCCAAAGGCTACAAGATTGTAGGTATGGATGCCTCGGGACTTGAGTTGCGTATGTTGGCTCACTACATGAAGGATAAGGACTATACTAATGAAATACTCACTGGAGACATTCATACAGCAAACCAGCTTGCTAGTGGTGTTGACACACGAAGTCAAGCAAAGACTTTCATCTATGCGTTCCTCTATGGAGCAGGGGATGCAAAAATCGGAAGTATCGTTGGAGGAACTGCTAGAGATGGTAAGCGACTTAAGGAGAAGTTCCTCACAAACACGCCATCTCTTAGAGACCTACGAGAAAGAGTTAGCGTGGCATCTCGAAGAGGTTATGTTCTTGGACTGGACGGGCGAAGAGTCGCAGTACGCTCAGAACACTCAGCACTAAACACGTTGCTACAATCGGCAGGTGCTATCGTTATGAAGAAGGCACTGTGTTTGTTGGACGAGTACGCTACACTGTGGAACTTAGACTACAAGTTTGTCGGTAACATCCACGATGAGATACAGACGGAGGTTAAAGAGAGTGAGGTAGATACGTTTGGTAGGCTTGCTGTTTCCTGTATGGAAGCGGCAGGTCAACACTTTAACCTTAACTGCCCACTTGCGGGCGAATATCAGATAGGAGATAACTGGAGTGAAACCCACTAAAGCGGACAGGAAGAAGTTTGACCTCGACTTGCAGTACGGAGAAGTCAGGGAGGACAGGGTGGCTGAGATGCTACAGGATAAAAAGATTGAGGTTAAATCAGAGAAGGACTTATGGCAGAAGACAGGTAACATCTGCATTGAGTATGAGTCTTGGGGCAAGCCGTCAGGCATTGAGGCTACCGAGTCAGACTACTGGTTTCATAACCTCTGCATAGGTGACGATGAGTACTGTACATTAGTATTTAAAACACCAGTGTTAAAGAAGATTGTTAACAAGCTAGACACATTTAGAAGCGTATCAGGAGGAGACCATAACGCAAGCAGGATGCACTTGGTTAACCTTAAAAAGTTATTCTCAAGCGATGTCATTAAGGCATTCAAGGACATAGAAGATGAGTAAAACAATACATACATTAGTAGATGATATATACCGACTGATGGAGACAAAAGAGGCAGAAAAATCTGTAGATGTAGAAGCAGAGATTGAGAAGTTTGGTGAGAACATGAAGACTCTAATGCGTACCGAGTTCGGACGTAAGCGCATCAGAGACAACCGAACACTACGCCTGTCAAACATCGGTCGTGACGATAGGGTCTTATGGAATGTTGTTAATGGTACTGAGAAGGAAGCTATACAACCCGCAACCTACATTAAGTTTATGTATGGTCACTTGATTGAAGAGATGTTGTTGTTCCTTACACGCATGGCAGGGCACTCGGTAACTGACGAGCAGAAGGTATGCGAAGTGGAAGGTATCAAGGGACACATGGACTGTAAGATTGATGGTATTGTTATTGATGTTAAGTCTGCCAGTTCCTTCGGGTTCAAGAAGTTTAAGGATGGTACATTGGCTATGGACGATGCCTTTGGTTACGTTGACCAGATTAAAGCATACGCCCATGCCTGTGGTGAGACTGAGTTCGGTTGGTTGGCTATGGACAAAGCCAATGGACACCTCGCGGTACTTAAGTATGACCTAGAGGATACTCAAGCACCAATCTATAAGTACATTAAGGGGGACATTAAAGAGCGCATACGCCACGTAAAAAAGCTAGTAGGCTTGCCAGAGCCAGAAACCTTCTGTACCGACTCTGTACCAGACGGAAAATCTGGGAATATAAAATTGGGTATAAAATGCTCGTACTGTCAATACAAAAAGCACTGCTACCCAGAGGTAAGAAAGTTTGCCTACTCATATGGTCCAAAGTTCTTGATAAATGTAGAGTACGAACCCAACGTACAGGAGGTCGAAATTGAGCAAGAAAAGCGGTAAGTTCAGGTCGGCACTGGAGAAAGAGTTTTCTAAAGAGGTCAAGAGTAAAGGGTTCAAGTACGAACCCTATGGAGTCCCTTACACAGTATACAGGACTTATATGCCAGACTTTGTACACGAAGAAAAAAAAGTCATGGTGGAGGTAAAAGGTTTCTTTCGTGTAGGAGATACCTTGAAATATAAGTCAATTCGTGATACAATATTAGAAGATGGTTACGAATTAATATTCTTACTGTCCAATGAACACAAGAAGGTACGTAAGGGCGGTAAGATTACAATGGGTCAGTGGTGTGAGAAGGAAGGCATGAAACACTACACACTACATACCGCACAGGAACTTGTCAAATATGTTGAAGGAAAAGAATAATGTCACATACATTGGAGGAACTCAAGGAAGCAGTAGCAAGGGACTATGATGTGGTACTGGTTGTTGAAGCATTAGATATCTCAGTTGAGGACTTGCTAGAGGCTTTCGAGGATAGATTAATTAGGAACAGAGACTTATTTACGGAGGATGATTATGAGCATTGATGATGCAACCCCTGCTGATTGGGACAGGCTGAGAGACAAACACCCTGCCCTAGTTAAGAAGTATGAAGACTATCTGGTAAACAACCCAGATGAACAGACAGAAGATATGGTTAACCACCCCAAGCACTACGCTTATGGTAGTATAGAATGTATCGAAGCTATTGAAGAGTCGATGACAACAGAGGCATTCAAAGGTTATCTCAAGGGCAACACCATGAAGTACCTATGGCGATATGAACGCAAAGGTAAACACGTAGAAGACTTGGAAAAAGCCCAGTGGTATTTAGATAGGCTGACCAGTGTAGTGACTAAGGAGGTCAGGTAATGAAAGGACAGACACACGGAGGCAAAGGGTCAGGACAGCGACCCACCGACTCCACTAAATACGCAGATAACTTTGATGCTATCTTTGGCAAACTTAATGTCAATGACCACTCAGATGAAGATATAGAAAAAGACAAACTAAAAGATAAGGAAGTTAAAAAATGAATCAGTACCAACAGTTTATACACAAGTCCCGCTACGCACGTTGGCTACCTGTCGAAGGTAGACGTGAGACATGGGCAGAGACAGTACAGCGTTACGTAGACTTCTGGGATGGTCGTGGTCAGATAAGCAAAGCCGAAGGCAAGAAGTTATACAATGCTATATACAACCTAGAAGTAATGCCCAGTATGCGCTGTATGATGACAGCGGGTGAGGCGTTAGATAAGGACAATGTAGCAGGGTTTAACTGTAGCTACCTACACATTGACTCACCGCGTAGCTTTGATGAGCTTATGTACGTACTTATGTGTGGTACAGGCGTAGGGTTCAGTGTTGAACGTAACTTCATTACCAAGCTACCAGTCATCGCTGAGTCATTCCATGAGACTGACAGTACGATTGTAGTGGCTGACAGCAAGATTGGTTGGGCTAGTGCATTTCGTGAGTTAATCGCTATGCTGTACGCAGGTAAGATACCTAAGTGGGACATGAGTAAGGTACGCCCATCGGGTGCTAGGCTCAAGACCTTTGGTGGTCGTGCTAGTGGCGCAGAGCCTCTTGAGGATTTGTTTAACTTCTGCGTAGGTATCTTCCAGAAGGCATCAGGACGTAAGCTAACGAGCATTGAGTGCCATGATGTTGTATGTAAGATTGCAGACATTGTAGTTGTCGGCGGTGTACGTAGGTCAGCATTGATTAGTTTGTCAAACCTATCAGACCCACGTATGGCTAAGGCTAAGTCTGGTCAGTGGTGGATGGATGAAGGGCAACGTAGACTGGCTAACAACAGCGTAGCGTACACAGAAAAGCCAGACTTTGAGTCATTCCTTACTGAGATGCACACCATGTACGATAGTAAGGCAGGAGAGCGTGGTATCTTTAGTCGTGTGGCGGCACAGAAGATAGCCGCTAAGAACGGACGGAGAGACCCTGAGCAGGACTTTGGCACTAACCCTTGCTCTGAGATTATCCTACGCAGTAATCAGTTCTGTAACCTATCTGAGGTCGTTATACGTGCAGACGATGACCTTGTTAGTCTTAAAAAGAAAGTTGAAGTAGCTTCCATCATC